GGTGCTGCCACGGCTGGTTATAGAGGTGCTGCCACGGCTGGTAATTATGGTGCTGCCACGGCTGGTGATAGAGGTGCTGCCACGGCTGGTGATTATGGTGCTGCTACGGCAAGAGGAAAGGCTTCAACAGGATCTAATGGTTTGTCAATGGCAAGAGGTAACAATGTTCAGGTAAAAGGCGGAATAGGTGCAATTTTGGTCATAGCTGAAGAAAGGGAAGATACGTGTGATATTGTCGATTGGAAGGCTGTATTAGTTGATGGTGAGGTTGTCAAGGCTGATACATGGTATAGACTAGAAAACGGTGAGTTAGTGGAAGTTGATTAACAGTTGGCTGATAATACAATTAGAATTTAATTTACAATAATTACCATTTACCTGGCATCAGGAAAATGGTTCAAAACCGAACAGAAATGAGTGAATTATATATACCGCCTGAGCGATTTGAGAGAGACTTAGTAAACGGTAGGTTCTTGAAAGGTTGTACTCCGCATAATAAAGGGAAGAGAATGACCTACCACTCAAAGTGGGCGAAACGTAGAAGTTTAAAAAATCTGTCTAAAGGTCGTGGAGCGCATCATAAAACTGGTGCAGGCATGAATAAAAAGAGCGTTGTTTTGATAAAGGATGAGAAATTATGTGGAGTATTCCCTTCGATACAAATGGCTGGTAAGATGATTGGCGTGGCTCCTTCTTTGATCAGTGCTATATGTCGGAAAGTGAGAGGCAAACATACGGCTAATGGATACAGATGTTTTTTCGAAGATAGCAATGATTGGTATAATTTAATTTAAACAAGATTATGAATAATGACAGGCAGAAGATATTAACTGATTATATTTCCTACTTATACACAACAGGCAGAACTTATGATACTGTCGGGAAATATATCAAATATGTAACGGATTTTCTTGAACGTACTGAAGATGTCAATCGTCGTGGCTATCTGGTTTATAAGCGTGAAAATGCAGATGTCATGGTGCGTCATTCGCTAATGTGTTCAGCTATATGTGATCTACTATCCTATCTCAACATCGGATATGGAAAAAGGGGAAAGGCGGTGAAACCTTTGGAAAAACTTGATGTCATTTCGGATAAGAACAAGAAACAACTTAATGATTTCATTATATGGCTGACTGACAACAATGATTACTCTTCTCATACAGTTTATATATATTACACATCCATGAAAAAGTATTTCGAATACGCCAATGAGGTAAACATGGATAATTGCAGGAGGTTTATAAAAAGTCTTGAAGAAGAAAAATTATCTCCCGCTACCATCCGTTTGCGGATTACAGCAATAGAAAGATTTTCCAAATGGCTGAAGAAGCCTATAGAACTGAAGCGTCCCAAAATAAAGCGCAAGCTTGATGTGAACAATGTGCCGACCGAGGAGGAATATAACCGGCTGTTGGAATATCTCAAGGCAAAAAACAATAAGGATTACTATTTCTTTATTAAGGTTTTGGGAACAACGGGCGCCCGTCTGTCGGAATTCCAGCAGTTTACGTGGGAAGACATCATATCCGGGGAAGTGACATTAAAAGGAAAGGGTAACAAGTACAGACGTTTTTTCTTTCAAAAACAGCTACAGCAAGAAGCGAAGGTTTACGCTAAAGAATATGGTAAAACCGGGATTTTTGCGGTAGGGAGATTCGGCCCGATCACACAGCGTGGCTTTTCCCAGCACTTGAAAGCATGGGGAAAACATTGCGGCATTGATCCAAGGAAAATGCATGCGCACGCCTTCCGGCATTTCTTTGCTAAAATGTTCCTGAAAAAAAACAAAGATGTTATTCAACTGGCTGACCTTCTAGGTCACGGGAGTGTAGACACAACTAGAATTTATTTACAGAAAAGTTATGACGAACAAAAAAAAGATTTTAATCGAAACGTTACATGGTAGTGTAGCGCAGCTCAATGAACTGTCATCCATGACCGAAGGGATAGACATCTATGACGAGACCGGGTGTGTTGACACTGATTTTTTGATAGAAGCGATATCTTGCGTCAGTGCCTTCATGGACGCAAGCAACATAGTTGTTCAAAAAATATCTTCACTTTTAGCGCCGGACGCTTCAACGGACGAAAAGAAAAAACAGGCTGATGAAGGTAAGAAATGGAGCGTGGAAGAGATATTGAAACATTGTACTCTTGAGAACAATATCCTCAAACTTCCTCAAGTTCAATTCAATAAAAAATCTTATGCCGAAGCAAAAAAGTGGATAGAAGAAGCCGGCGGCTCATGGCAAGGTGGGAAGGTACAGGGTTTCACATTTCCTTTTAATCCGGAACGTGTGTTCTCCATCTTGAAAGAAGGTAAGCGATGCGATTTGCAAAAAGATTTTCAGTTCTTTGAAACACCTGCTGATATTGCAGACTGGCTGGTAATGCTTGCCGGTGGAATTCATGAAACAGATACCGTACTTGAACCAAGTGCCGGACGTGGTGCTCTGATAAAAGCGATTCATCGGTCGTGCCCGTCAGTAACAGTTGAATGTTATGAACTGATGCCAGAAAACAGGGAGTTCCTTCATACACTTGATAACGTAATATTGCTTGATGAAGATTTTACGAAAGACAGTGTAGGTAGTTATACTAAGATAATTGCAAATCCTCCGTTTTCCGGTAATCAGGATATAGAGCATGTCAGGCTTATGTATGAACGCTTGGAAGAAGGCGGCACGCTTGCAGCAATAACCAGCCAACACTGGAGATTCGCATCGGAAAAGAGATGTATTGATTTCCGCAACTGGCTGAAAGAAGTACATGGAGAAGTGTTTGAAATCAGCGCAGGCGAGTTTAAAGAGAGTGGCACATCTATTAGTACAATGGCGGTAGTTGTAAAAAAATAATTCAAAACAGATTTAGATATGAGTAAAAAAAGAACAATGCAAATAGACGTAATTGAGGAAGTAAAAGGAACTCAATTCATGCAATGCAAACTGTATATAGATGGCAATGCGAGTGTTATTCTTATGAATAAATTCGATTATGAAAGGCTGTTAAGCGATAGTTTTTTTGTGCGTGATGGTAAAAATTGGGATTCAGCCGGAGTGTTGAATACTACTAACACTTTCATCGAAAAAGATTAATATTTAAAACTGAACAGAAGTGAAGAAAATACTATTAATATGTATGCTTCTTGCCTCACTGGTGAGTTGCGTTACACATACTACTTTCAAGAGAGGATACAAAGAGAATCGCTTCACGAAGCAGTTTCAGCAAGCGGATTCTGTGTTTAACGAAAAATATGATATAAGATGATTAGAGTAAGATTTTTTGTAGATAAGGAAAAGTGCGATGGAGATTATCGTCCATTAAGATGGCCAATCCAATATCCATATTGGTGCACTGGTGAAAGTGCTCACCACTTTGTTTTAGTAGCCTATATCAATAGTATTGAAGAGTTAAAAGATTTATGGCCGGAAGCTTCCAATATTGAAAGTGAAGAAGTCAATAAAGTATTTTTTTCGGATAGGTTTCCAAAGCCAGATTGGTACAAAGAGGATTAATTTATAACAAATCAGAATGAATATGGAAAAAGTAATGAGCAAATATCAAACAGAAGCTGGGATAGAATGTACTCCCGAAGAAGATAAGTTAATTGACTCTTTGAAACGACTTGCAAAAAAGTGGGAAAAGGATGGTAAGCGTCTTTGGCTGTATTCAGCCAGTGGCTCACTTCACGTAATGATGCATGGAGATACAGACTATAATCCTACACCGGAATTTACGCAATATGGAGGCAGCAACATTGATAATAGTGTAACTACTATTGATGGCATATTAAATGATGGTGGAGATTGGTAATTAACTAAAAACTAATTAGAATATGAATGAATTAGAACAAGATAAAAGATATGTTTTTGGAGATATGATTATAGTAGCCAGTATTGACGCAAATTCTAATCCTATCCTAAAAATTAGCACAGATGCTGGAAATGTGATTGTAATGCCATCATCCGATAATAAGATTATTGTAAAATCAACCGTGGATAAATAAAAAATTAGAAGGAGGTAATTATGGGATCATTTATAGCCCAACAGCCAAACGGCTTATATTGTAGGTTTAGTACAATTGTTGATACAGTCACACACTACAATATGACAAAAGATGATTACATAGAATTATGCAAAGACCGATTAGGAAAGAAACGTGGAGAAGAAGAGGCTAATGATATTTTAAAAAACTATCTGCACCCTTTTAACGATGTTCTTGAGCGATTCATCCCTAATAATGATTCGGTTGAAGAGTTTAATATCCGCTTGAAAGAGATGGGATATATGGATGAGCTTAAGTTTAATGGATAATCCTCAAAACGGAACAGATTATGAATGAAGTTAGAAAGCTATATAACGATGATGGATGCGTTCTTAAAGAGGCATCTAGCAATGACTATGAATCATGGAGTTCAGCAAGAACACTTGGTCCTATGGAAAGAAGGAAAGAATACAGAAACCTATGTTATAATTTTGAATATGAGCGGAGAACTAATATCCCTCACTGTGCAAAGAAAGGTGTATGTGATGAGGATTGCGAATACATGAGAAACTTTAAAGAATAGGATATGAAACAGACAGTAGAAGAAGCAGCAATAGAAAGCTGCGTGATAGATAGAAGCATATACAATGACGAGTATCAGCCGTATTACTTGGATGGCTTTAAGGACGGTGCAGAATGGCAGGCAAAGCAATCACCTTGGATAAGTGTTAAGGAACGGTTGCCGGGAAAAAATACAGGTGTGTTTTTTACAGTGGAATGGAAAGATTCTTGTAAAGGATATTTTGTTGGCTTGTATTATGGAAATGGTCAATGGGAATCGGATGATCGAATATTTTTACAAGATTCTCCCCTATATCGTATTACTCACTATATGCCCATCCCGTCTTTCGATGAAATATTAGAAGCGAACAGGGATGTACTTGAACGGATTAAAGAGAAAGGAGATTGAGATATGAAATTAAGACAAGCAAAAAAGATAATGAAGAATATCCGTAGAAATGTACGCATGGAGTATTTATACGGATTAGGACGCTCGATGAAGGCAAATGCTATTTGCGTTAGACACTATGGTAGAGTGGACAAATTTACAAAGCTAATCAATCAAATAGGAGATAAAGACCCTCTATTAGCAATTAAATTAATTAGACAATATGGAAATAAATAGCGGAATAATAATAGACGGTGTGTTGCATGAATTGTGCTATGGAGCATGTGCAGATTGCTCATTACGAAATGAATGCGATAATAGATTAGATCTTATTTGCGATATATTTCACATATATCCAAATACAGATCTGTGTTTTGTCAATCGTGGCAAAGTAACAGAGATTAAAACAGAGGAGGAAAAGAAATGAAAAAAGTATTGTCAATCGAGCAAATGAAGCATTTGCAAGAACTAGGGTTAGATACGAGTGATGCAAGTATGTATTGGGCGAGAGTGTCGCATGGAAGCCGTGTTGATGACAAATCAAAAGGTAAATGGTTTTTGAGCTTGCATAAGGAATTTCAAACTTGTGGGTTTATGTCGTATGAATCAATTCCTACCTACACCTTGCAGGATATTCTCGGTAAGCTGCCTTGTTTCATCGGCAATGAAGTGCTGACCATCCAAAAACTTGCAGATAGCTATACATGCTTGTATATAGAACCTTATACTAGGTCTATGATAAATATTACAGAAAGTAAAGAGCCTATTGATGCAGCCTATGATATGCTGTGTTGGTGCATTGAAAACGGATATGTTAAAGTTGGAATGGAGGAAAAGTAAATGGATATAGTACCTATTGTAACAAAAGATGATCTTTCTAAAGAACAGATAGAGTATCTACAAAAACAACAAACAGAATATAAATTGATTAAAAAAGTTAAGAGGAATCCAGGGCATATATTATTCTCTTTTAACGTTAAGACAGGGGAGATAAAGAGAGCTTCTATTATACATAATGTTTCTATTGGTCTGAATGGGCTTCCTATAACTAGGGCTGAAACGGTCATAGAACCTAATTGCTACTATGAACAAGCCTTAAATGAAAAGAATTTTAGAAAGAAATTGAAGAAATCAGGATTATTAAAAAACGAATAATTATGGGATTTACAACACCGTGCTTTATACGAAAGAATACCGAAGCACTTAGAAAAAATTTGGAAGAGGTTGGATATAAAATGCTTTCCCCAATAGAATACGACAATCTCGAATGTAGCGATAATTGGGTTAATGATATAAAATCACTCAACGACTGTAACGGCATTGATTGTGGAACCAATGAAGAGCTTTTCCTGGCTTTAGCTGCATTTAGGGATGATATAGATAAGAACCAGTGGTTTACTGATGGTGACTTATGGTTTAAATGTGGTGATGAAGTGTGTAATGAAACTATTGAGTATTATCTTAATGAATACGATAGAAAAATTCACAAGGCTACCGTAAACGAACTGATTGAACATTTTAAAACAAAGGAGGAATAATGAAAGCAAAGTATTTTAAAAAGATAAGAAGCCAAGTAAAGTGGTATAAGGTATCATATAGAGATAGTTTATTTTTTAGTTTTAGCGATGAGAAAGAAATATTGGCTAAATCTCCTGAAAATGCTTGTGTCAGATACCATAAACGTACTGGATGTTTTGTTAACAAATATAATCCCAATAATATTACACAATATAGTGAATCTCTTTCAAGGTTCAAGGTATGTATAGGTAAGAAAGTAATGTATTTCGATTAAATATGAAAGCAAGAATAAAAAGAAAAATTCAAAAAAGACCATTCCTATATAATGTAGGACAAGTTTTTAAGGCTTGTGATTGGATTACTAGTATTCAACGTGGAAATATGGTTTGGCGTAGGTATCGTTCATTTGGTACTATTATTAAATCAGAATGTTAAATATGAAAGCAAGAGTAAAATCAACAGGGGTTTTGGTAGATGTAATTCCGAAAACAAATACCAATGCGTTACATAGTGGAGATAACATATATGTATGTGATAATATGGTATTCAGAGAGTGTGAACTTGACTTTTTAAATCTTGGAAATTCAGCTATCGACTGGGAACAGCGTAGATACGAATTGGCAAAAGACATTATTAAAGTTGTTATAGCAAACGATAATGGTATTAATTCTGATGCAGTCGCTAAATATTCGCTTAATTGCGCTGATGCCCTAATTAAAAGACTAAAGGAGGAGAATCATGGATAGTGTACAGACACAAACCTTTTCCATTAGAGGGATTGGAGATGGTGAGGCATATATTTGCTTTTTAGATGGTAAATTATGTATTTCTGTTGTCATAGAAGGGAAACAGTCCGATTTTCACTTTGATCCTGTTACGTTAAAGATGTTTGCACATGCTTATAAATTGCATTGTGAAGAGTGTAAAGGAGAATAACCATGACCGAAGAACTTGTAACATTAGAAACAGCAAAACTGCTTAAAGAGAAGGGGTTCAATGAAAGGAAATATCTCATAGATGTTTCCACTTTGAATCATTGTTATAAATACCTATCTGTTCCTCCGCAATCCGTCGCCCAAAAGTGGTTACGTGAAACCAAAAATATTCATATATGTGTATATAACTGTGCTTGTGGCTATGGATACGAAATATCTAAAGCTGACAATGGAACTCATATAACTAGTTCTGTTTATGAAGGAACAAATGACGGAGGGGAATGGGATACTTACGAAGAAGTACTTGAAACCGGATTACAGGAAGCATTAAAACTGATATGATTATGGATAATATTAATTTGAACGCCCTTCGTGATAGGGCTTATAAGACAGCCTGTGAGCACGGTTTCCATGATAAGGAGCTGAGTAATGAACATCTTCTTTGTCTTATCATTTCCGAGCTTATGGAAGCTGTGGAAGCGGACCGAAAAGGTAAATTAGGAAAGAAATGCAAATCGCGTTTTGAAATGGAATACAATCGTTATCCTGCATTAGTGGAAGAAGAAAAGCGATTTAAGTGCTCCTTTGAAAAGCATATAAAAGATTCACTTCCTGATGAATTGAGTGATGCGGTTATACGCCTGCTTGACCTTGCAGGACTTCGAGGGATAAGCCTTGAACTTGCCAACGGAGATATTGATGACTGTATTGAAGATATGGCAGAAGCCTATAAAGACGAAACTTTCACCGAATCAATCTATTCCATCTCTACACTTCCTGTTAGATATGACGGAATATTTGATTTTTCTATTACTGTGAATGATATGATACTGTCAATTTTTGGACTTGCCAAACATCTTGACATAGATTTGCTTTGGCATATCGAACAGAAGATAAGATACAATGAATTAAGACCTATGTTGAACGGGAAAAAGTATTGAATATGAAAACAATATTATTTACAATTATATGTATTATCGCCCTATTATGGGTTGGAGATCTCACAATTACATTTAAGCCGTTTTCTATATCACTTCCCGGTTGGCATAAGGCTTTAGGTATCCTTCTATTTTTTCTGTCAATGGCGGTATATACCACAGGGGATTATACCAAAGGGTATAAACAGGGTTTCGATGATGGGATAAAGGAATGTATTGAAATACTTAAAAAGAAATGAACTAGAAACGTGAACTACCGCTAATTCTTTAGTTTTGCGGTAGTTCACTACTAAATGATTTGTGGATAATTGACAATCAATCTTCTGTTTTCAGAAAAACATTCTTTAACTCATCTTTCCTTAAAGAGCCGTATTTTATAGCACGGTCAATACGTTTTCGAGCATTTCCGTCTTTAGCCTTTATAGTATTCTTAGAATTATCCTTAGATATAATTAGTTTTACCAGCTCATTCAGAGGAATAGGGGATGTCGTATCTCTATCCCAAATAGAAGTGAAAAAATCTTTTGCAGGTTTCCCCATAAGTAATTTCTTTTCCGTTTCATCACCAACTTTTTCAAAATGAAGGTAAGGCTCCGAAATAATATTGAAGTAGGGCAGGAGCGACTTCTCATCCGGTTCACTCACCATGCGAGTTTTTAGTAGTTTTAGATAACGTCCTCCATTCCTTGTACGTCCTATGGCAAATACTCCGTCTGCAAAGTTAGACAATATCTTGCTTCCTGCCATATTCGTTTTCGACAATGGTTTCCATTCTTCAATCTTCGGGGTATGTGCTATCACCATGATACTTATATTCAACTCACGTTTCAATCTTGTAAGTCCGTCCATGATTACCCCGGCATACTCCGCTTCTGCCGTCTGCGTGGAAAGATAGGAAAGGTTGTCGAGTATCATTACTTTTGCTCCCGTGTCAAGCAGCTTGCTCCTGATACCGTCAATTACGTTCATGCTGAACTCTTCGCTATCCACTTCTTCCGATATGGTGCATCTTACAAGATTTTTAGGGAACTTGGCATTTTTATACCGTCTTGCAAGCTGCCTGTCCGAAAGCTCAAAATCGAAGTACAACACGGCTTGCGGTGGCATCTCCACTTCTGAACATTCGCTCTTCCCTTTGGCAATATCGTAGGCTATCTGTGTGGCTAGAATAGACTTACCAATACCATTGTCAGCGAACAAGAAAACAAGCTCGTTCTCCCACCAAAAATCACCCCACAACCTATGGATAGGCGGTTTTTTCTTCCCATCCTCAATGACTGACTGCATATCGGACGAACTGAACAATGGTATTTGTTCAACCATATCGCCATCATCAGGAATTGGCAAAGCATTTTGTTCAAGTAGTTCTATACTATCTTGTATTTGTTTTTCTTCGGTCATAAAATATTAATTTTCAATTCTATCAGGTGCCGGCATTTCCAGCAGCCTGACAGCCTTAATCGTTTTTCTACCTTCCAAGATAGCTTTGCATAATCTATGGTATCCGTCTGCTATTTGTCCTACTTCATCCAATATAATAGGGTAGTCTAAAGAACAATCACGAACACGTTTGCATTGAAAGATGAAGCTATGAAGCTGACTGCACTCAAATGGTTCAACAGTCAGGTCTATATTCCACAATGGCATATCACGTACAGGGTACTCCTTTGCTTTCGCGAAATCATAAAGTGTCCGGGCTTTCCATACTTTATTTCCTCTAAGGTATTCGCTTTCGGCAAAGGTCATATTGTCTATTGGTACTTTCATGCTATTTACTTATTTAGCCCATTCGGACTTAGGTATACAATTCATTAACTTAAACCTGCCGGTCACTTCATTGTGACCGTATGAGTACACATAGCAGATACCTTCTCCGGTAATGTTAACAGTAGATTCTGCACCCACATACAGCTTGCAAACGCTTCCTTTCGGAACATGGAACTCAACCTTTGAAGCAAGCACCGTAGTAAGCGTGGAATCCTGCTCTATTTGCCCATTAAAGTTCACGTACAGGCACGAAGTATATCCGTCCTTGTTCCGCTTCCATTTACCATTAATATAGTCAGAAAACGTCCGTTTCATATACTGAATATCCATACCGAATCCAAAGCTGTGAGCATCTGCTAACAGTTCCACACCGTTTGAATCTAACGCCATATCCATTAACGCTTCCTTACTTGTCGCTGCGTCCCATTTATTTTTATACCCAGTGCAAAGACCGAGCATGATGGCATTACGTTTAAAAGCAAGCAAATCACTCATAAAATTGGAAATTTTTTTAGTTCAACTTCTATAAGTTCTTTTATCATCATTACGGCATTGTCTGAATCAGGAATGCTCTTATAAGTCTTTACAGATCGTATAATGTTACGTGCATGAATATGAGAATGCTTTTCTAGCGCACTGTACGATACCCCAAATCGGTCATGCGCAGTCACAAACACAGCCGGTCTCGCCATTCTCTTTACGAACGGTATATTTGTCTTCCCTTCGTATAAAGACAATGGAGATATGGGCGAATATTTGTCCTTACAGAATACTTTATTTACGCAATCGCACACGATGCGTTCAACTTTTTTTACAACGTCCGATTTTAAGAAATCCTCTTTTTCTGACATACTTTTCTATTATTTTCTTTTGGTCTTCATTAAGTATTTCACCCATAACATACATACTGCCGATAGTAGCCTTTCTGAAATCCACTTCCTTTTTCCCACATTTACCCAAATTACAATCTACACCTTTTGAAACATTCGGTATTATCACATGGGTATTTATGCATCCTTTTACGGGTATCGCCTTAAAGCTAAGAAACATATTACCATTTCTCACCTTAATACACCCTGTTTCTACATCGGGAATAAAAAGCCCCTTTGTCACTTCTCCGGTCTGCTTGTCCTTGAATGACACCCATTTCACACCGGGATGCCGTTCCATCTTTATGTAGATGTGATATACATTGTCCGGGTTATACCTGTCCTTTCTCGGTTTCAGTTCCATCGTCAAACATCTCTTTCGCTTCTTCTGCCATGATAGCCTTCTGTTCAAATTCCGCATTAGCTTTCAAGTCTTCTTCGGGCGGCGTAGTGTTCATAGCTTTATTTAAATCTTTCATCTGACCTTCCATCCACTTCATGTAGTTTTCAGCCTCTTTCTGCGCTTCATTTATGTCAGTAAACACGGTCATAGGCTTCACAAGGTTAGTTTCTGTAAGCACTTTCATACCGTCCAAGAACTCCTTGTTGGTGGAAGTAGTTTCCCCGAACATTTCATTCTCCTTGCCTTTGATGGATTTCTTGAAGTCCACCATATACTTCAACCATGCATAGAGGGATGTTTCATGCGCCACACCGTCCAATCCTACTGCGTATGGAGTAGTGAACACCCGGAATCCTGTGTAGTTCTTAAAACAGGCATATCCTTTCGTGATTACAATCTCAAACGAGCCGAAGTTTTCTCTCTCCAACACATCACTTTCTTTGATGATGAACTCAAATCCTTGTTGTTTCTTGTTCTTTGCCATACCTTATTCCTCTGTTTTTGCCTTTCTACATCTCTTCGGTCTGAACGCTGTCTTAGCATCCTCGACCTCAATAATACACTCTCCTTCGTCCTCAACCGTTGCTACGGCTTCATTCTCCTTCAACACTTCCTCAACAACCGGATTAGCCGCTTCCTCCACTTCATCAACAACAGACTTCCCGAATCTAGGTTTCTCTTGGTTCATGTTCAGCTTCTGCATATCCATAGCGTACTGCAACTGGTACGCCTTGAACTTTTCATCGTCCGAGTCAATGATTTCATCCGCATAGCCAGCATAGTGCATGGCGATAGTTCGTCTGTTTGCTTTCATAGCCATTCCCAACGCTTCTTCATCTACGTACATATACGGATGGATGGAAATAAGCCCATCAATAGGAGAAAGCCGTCCGAATGTCTTCTTGTACTGGATAAGTCCGTCTGCCCTCTGCTCCACAATGGCGTAGGCATTCATGAGGTTCTTCTTTTTGATAAGAGCGATAGCCAATATCCAAGTAAGCCCCAGTTCGGGATTGAACTTCTTTGGCAAGTCTTTCAGCTTGGCGAAAGACAATGCTTCTGATAAGGTCTCTGTTTCTAAAAACATAGCAATATAGAATTTAATTTTATTCGTTAGGAAAAGTTTCGTCATATCCGAAGGAATGTCCGTAAACGTTCTTGAACGTAAACGTCACTTCCTTGTATTTCTGCCCGTAAATGGTGTCGCTTTTAGGCTCTGTGGCTCCTGAAAGGTACATCAGAACCTTTCTCTTCCTCGCTGTATCACGGTAGGCAATCTTGGAGCCAGTAATGAAAGCCATAAAGTCACGGTAAGACTTATCATCCTTGGTATCATCCTCCAAGAATATCAATGTCAGTTTTATAGTTGTCTGCTTGTATGCCGGTGTGCTGGAAACATACACCTCCGCCTTACTTGTTTCGGCAAAATCCTCTGCATACATATTTGTAGGCTCTCCATACGAATTAAGACCTGTACATTCTTTATACCGCAATCCGGGGAAACCCGTTTCCAAGTCTTTCCAAACGGCACCAAGCTCACCGTAACGCATCATATAAAACTTATAGTCACTCATATTATAATATTATAATACACGCAAATATAATTAATTAAATTCATATATTAAAGCTTTACTTTAATATTTATCACTATGATATATTTAAATCCGTTTCAATATTAAGTTTTTAATCTTAAAAGTAAAAGCATATTTGAAATATTGATGTCTGTACTTTGTATTGCATAGTACTACATCATTGCATATTAGACATACCCTATATAAATAAAGGAAAAATGTCTAATCCAAAATACATAGAAAGAAAGTAACATAAAGAAAGAGTGAGCACAGCGAACACCTCACTCCCTTTGATTATTTAAATAAACAAAGGGGAATAAAAGCAATCTGCATAGGAAAGCATCAACGCAAAACATGAATATTGATATAATGATGAATAATATTATTTTACATAATAAATTATGTTGTAGATGCGAAATATTGCAACACTGCAAGACGCGAAAAATCAGAAAAAAATTTAAAAAAATCGGGAGAGGGCGGATGTTTACAGCTGCACTGGCATAGAGGGGACGGGGGTATCTTGCAACGCATTGCAGCGCTCGTTTGATTCGTTGTATACGGCTTTAATAAAGGCAATATAGGGCAAAGATAGGTGTAGGCGATACATTGTGAAGATGAAAGCAAAAGGGCTTAATATTGCACTGATTAGGCTTCTAATTGTATGTTATTTAACATGCAATATTTTTATGTTTATTTACAAATTTAATAGGTAAATATTTGGTAGAATGGTAACTTTTTTGCACCTTTGTATTGTGAAAAGGAAAGGATATCACATAGTACTAACACAAGATATCCGATTACTTTTCACAAGGATAAACGTAAAGCGAAGCATATACGTTGACATCCAAAAGCGTGTTATTAAGTGTTGGAATAAAAAGAGAGCCTTAACACGGCAATGTTAAAGCTCTCAAAGGATCGAAATACTAAAGTACCTCATTCCTATCACACGGAGCAAAGGTACTTCTCTGTTTTGATTCTTGCAAATATTCTTCCATTTTTTTTTTGATTGGTGTTATTTGGCATTATCCAATATTATTAACCACTGTTTCACGCTATACTTTGAATTATTAACAATTTAAATATAACAGTTATGAAAGAGTACAAATTAACGGTTGAGTTCTACAATGGATCGCGTTATTGCTATTACGGCAAGACGAAGAAAGAAGCTATCACTAATTTCAAAAAGGTGTTCGGTTCTTTCAAGGGATTTGTAAAAAAAGAGTGGACTAAAGAATAATACAAGAAGGATAAGATATGAAACCAATGGATTTCTACACACAAAACGGTTGGGCTGGTTCAAATTATGACAGCAAGTTATCAACTAAAGAAATATCCGCAAAGGTTCGGGCGTATGCAAAGAAGAATTTCCCAGACTTCAAATTTTCCATCCGCACGGAATACGGCACGTCCTCGATGTATATCGAATTGAAATCAGGTACTAATGTTCCTTTTATCGAAGGCTCAAGAAGCGCGGAACGTGGTTATATGTCCACGATGTCCAGTGTAAAGGCATGGGAAGACGAGTTAACACCAAAAGTGTTTGCAGCTCTAAATGCTGTATCAAATTACGCTAGTTCTTTCCGTTATAATGATTCGGACGGCATGCAAGACTATTTTGATACTAATTTTTACATCCATATAGAAGTAAGCGATGAATATAAGGTTATAGAGCCGAAAGCGAAGAAAAGCAGCATTAAGACTGAAAAGGCTGAGGAAGCCAAAGAAATGGAAGCCGTGACGGTTGAAGGTTTGGAAATGGTGGATTATTCCGATAAAGCTATTGCGGTGTTTGGCGATACAAAAGCTATCAAAGAGCAATTAAAAGAATTGGGCGGACGCTTTAACCCGTCTTTAAATTACAACGGTGAAAAGCGTGCCGGATGGATATTCAGTAAGAAGAAAGCGGACGAAGTGCGCAACCTGATGGCTTCCGAAAAGGTGGAAGCCGTGGAAGAACTTCCGGCACCTCCTGAAGAAATATACATCCCGGAATTAGAGGAAGAAACGAAACAACCGGAGAAGTTAGGTAATATCCATTTAATCGAAACGGGCAACTTTAACGGCGTGCGCTATTACAACATTGAAGGCGCTGGAATCATAACCAGTGCGAAAGTACGCGAGGACATACAGCCGGGCGATGTTTTCAACGTATACACAGCAGAGGATCGCAAATACGGCGCAACCTATGACGGTGTAAGCCTGGAAAGCAGTTTAAAAAACGATCTGCCCGGTATAATTGAGTTTAATTGCAAAATAGAATCGGGCACGCTTAGCGCTTCATCACATTATACCCCGCTTACTGAGGGAGTGGAATTTTATGAGAAGAAAGTAAAAGGAAAGCGTTACACCGTCAAGGATAAGCCGTTAACACTTGGATATTACGGCATATTAGATAATTTGGACAACTGTATAATAGAATGCTATCCGACTAAGGAAGAAGCCGAAAAAGAGGCGGAAATACTTAACGGGTTTACGGATGGTAACGGACGATTAAAGACGGTCATTTAATTAGCTGAATATGGTTTTGTTGGTTTTGTTATTCGGTGCTGTGATATTCATTTCCGGCACCGACAGGGATAAGCTACGCGAATTTTTAAACAAAAATGATGGATCAGATAAGTTTTAAAGATATGAAAACAAGAATAAGCATTTACGATTTTAATTTTCAGATTTCCGGATACGGACATTATAGAGTAACCTATACAAGCCCAGTAACAGGTAAACAATGGAGTACGGTAATTAGCGATATGACACTAATAGACGCGACAAGAAACGCGGACGATCCGAAAAGGAAAGACTTAGAAGCGTTGAAGCGGTTGTGTAAAAACAGATAACCGACACTGGGAACAAATACTAACTCAAAAACAAAAGGATATGAATATTATTACAGATAGAACAAAAGCCCCTGCAAAGCTGCACTATAGGGTAAGCAATAACAGCGGATCAATAAATAAAGAGTTTGGCAAGAACCAGCAAGCAGCCTATGACTTTGCAAACGGAATGAAAGAAACGGCAACTATACGCGGGTATTTCGTTTTCAAAAAGCGCGGAGAATGGCAAACTAATACGGTATTTATAGACCATGTGTTTAAATAACCAACTATCCCGGCGTGGGGGACAACAAGCGGAGCGACACCGCCGCCGGGAACTGATAACAAACTAAAATTATAAAGATATGAACAGATTAAAAAACGCCATTGAGGCAGGAAAATTCGCATGGGAAAGGTATCTGAGCGGTAAGACATGGAACGGCATAATGCTGCGTACACAACCATTGTTTTGCTGTTACGGGCAAATAGGTTATCAGGTGTTTGTGTACGACCGTGAACAATATGCAGCCACATTCACATACGATTGGGAGAAACAGCAAACCGAAATTTCTATTAACTAAAATAAGGAGGAACGAACTATGTTTTTTATACTGGTGGTAATTTGGATAGTGTGCGGAACATTGAAGGAAATGACGGGGCACAACGGTTTCTAAGATGAAAGAAACGAATTGAATTAACTTAAAAACGGATATTGAATTATGAAAGTAATAGAATATGGACGTGTAAGTACGGACAAACAAACATTAGAGCAGCAGAATAGAACCGTTAAGGAATGGTTAAGCAGAAACGGGCTAAAGACAGACATAGTGATAACAGAGGAAGGAATATCCGGCGGCGTTACCTACAAGAAAAGGAAATTAGGTACTGATGTACTTCCGTTATTGGAGGCTGGAGATATGCTGATAGTAGCCGAAATTTCCCGTTTGGGGCGTTCTATGAGCGACTTAAACAAACTTATCAATGACGAACTAAAACCCCGAAAAATCCGCCTTGTGGTGGTTCAAATGGGGCTTGACCTTAATTGTGCCAATCTGAAAGCGATGGACGAAATGATTTTGTTTGCCTTCTCGTTTGCCAGCCAGTTAGAAAAAGAGCTGATTCAAGAACGCACAAAATCCGCATTGGAAGTTCGCAAGCAAAAAATCGAGCAGGAAGGCGGCTTCATTTCAAAAGCAGGGAACTGGTGTACTTCCTTGGGCGGCAATTCCAACGGACAAAGTAAAGGTGGAAAAGCAAACGGAGAAAAGCGAAGGAAAGAAGCGATGGAAAATTCAACAAACCGAATTATCGCTGAATTACTTAGGGATGCAGTCACTCCGCAAGATGTTGACAAAGTAGCGGACAAGCTAAATGCAATGGGATTAAGGACGGCTACCAATAAAGAGTTTACACGGAATCGCCTTACCGCATTGCGCACTAAGATAAACAGACGTGCGGAATACGCTAAAAGTATGCTTTAAAACATGCTTTATAAAACGAATTACTGATTTATAAATGATAATTTTGCAAATAATTAACGCTTAGCTATCGGCATGACGGGCAATTTATTATGAATCAAATTGAAGAATTTGTAAATGATGCGGAACAATTGATGGAAGCGATATTGAAAAACAATGTGAACGGTGAAGAAGTAGAAGTAACCGCCACAACCAATCACCCTGACAGTAGCTACGGACAGGCTGTTTGGGTAGACGAAAAAGGAACGGCGTATTGCCAAGTAGGGATGGAAGTACCGTTTTACACAGTAATAAAAAAGTAAGGTTATGAAAACGAACGAATTTATACATAGAATAGAGAACGGAGAAGCAAAGGTTCTAACAGTTGAAGAAGCCAAGAAACTGAAAGGGAAGAAAATATATTGGTTCTATTTCGGATATTCAGGAAACGAAAACGAAGTGCAAGAAATGAAGGTCGGTGATATAGTATCAGAACTTGAATATTATTCAAGCCAACCTTGTGAAGGATATGAATCACGTGCTGACTATTGGAAGTCGTATATGTCAGAGAAACAACTTGAAACAGTAGACAAAACATTGATGCTGTTGGATTCTGACGGGAAGGACAAATTTATTAAAGCACATTTAAACATGAACTTCTTCGATGAGCCGACATTCACTTGTTCAGACGCTGATAGAGAGGTTTATTATCTAGTTATAGAGTGAATTACCGCTAAACTAAAGATTTAGGGGCTTTCAAATGCGAACTCTTATAAAACTAGGGGAAATATCCTTGGTCTTTCTTTAATCTTTTTGGGGGTAGAAAAAACGGGAATTACAGGCACAACGATATCACCCTTGCCAACACGACAAAGGGTATCAGTCTATAAATGAACCTCTCTATACGTTCCATCGCATCACAGCAAGTAAACGGCAGAAATACCAGTGAGGCACATCATCAGCCTGCTCAAGCAATATGTTCAACTTATCTTCTTCCATATTCTGTTAACATAAAAAAAGCGGTAAAACCGTTGGGAATTACCGCTTAATGTTAAATAGTTACTTTATTTTGCGTTTTTGAATATTTAATTTTATCTTTGCGCCATGAAGATAGCCCTTGATACATTGAAAGGCTACGTTGACCGTAGCTCACTAGTGTAGATGTATGGGGGTTATCTTTTTTTGCACCTTTAGATTGCAGAACAAAACTACAATTCGAAAAAATTATTTATCAATCTTTTTCATTTCCTTTGCTGTCATTTTAAGAGCTTTTTTAATTATAGGCAATTCTTTTTCTTGTGGCAACTGTTCAGGTTTGCGCCCAGTATTTTGTTCTACTATATTTCGGACTTGTCTTCCAACAGTATAGTGTGTTTGTTCTAAATTAGCTTGTCCAGATATTTGTTTACTCTTTATAAGCTCTTCGGTTTGGGTAACACGGAATAGATTGGCAGCAAGTTCGGTACGGCTCATTCTGTCAAATAGCTTTCCTTTTTTAACGCCACGTTTCTTTTCAAGCTTCCACGATTCCATATTATACATACCCAGATAACCTGCATTTTGAAACTTTGCATAATCAGTAACATTTGCGGCTTTTGCCGTTGAAGCGAGAGATTTGTTTCCATCTGCAAGTTCTTCACGTATTAGCACGCGGTCTATTTCCTGATTGTTTTCAATGTATAATTCAAATTTTCGTGTTTGCTGTGCGAAATAAGCTTGCGCCAATGCTACTTCTGGCTTCTTTGGATCGCCATTCATAGCAGCAAGATAACACGCAAAACGTGTAAGTTTGAAGTCTTGGAACTCAACACCATTATTATTGCGTTTCACAGCTATTATATTTTCATAATGAGGAATGTTGAGCGAAACAAAAGCCTTTGTTGCGCGGTCAAGAACTTTACAAAATGCTTTCATATCATTATATCCAAGCATAACCATTACTTCTGAGGCCCACCAATAAACGATGCCGTTTTGGTTTTTAAAGTCTTCAAAAGAAAGAATCGCATTGTTGTTTTCTTGTTCCATTTCCATCTATAATTTAAAATTCGGCTCAAAGATAGAATAAAGTATTTGTTATTCCAATATATATCTATAATTAAGATATATAATTTATTGGATTTATGTATATAATTTCACGACTATTTTGTAAAAACGGTAATTCCAACAAGTCAAAGAACGCTTCTGTTCGATTATTATTTTTCCAGTCCCTTTCTACAATGTTCACATAAGAACTTCTTGGCAACAGGGAACATTTTCTGACCGACATATCCGCTAAGATACTGCGCTTCCTCACCATAGGGATCAATCCCGAAAGCCTTGGAGATATGCCGGCACAAATGACCTTTTTCGTGATCCCACGAATTTTGAAACTCTTCGGGAGTGGAGGTTAGTGAGATAACCATTACCGTCTCTCTTCTCCTGTAGTCCGAATAGGTTAGACCGGTATTCATTCTGCCTTCGGTCAGATTGCGATACGCACGCTTGAGGGAATCCTCCCTGCATCCTATACGGTACAGGTCCATAATGATCCGATCCGCCCAATAGGTGTGTACCGCATAATACACTTTGACGTGCCAGTCCCCATATTTTGGTATGTAGAACTCCTGAACAATCATATCACATCCGACCAGATTACAGGAATCCCTTTACCTATACAGGTGGCAAAGAACTCGTCAAACGCCCTGCAAGGATCGCCATCAATATCATCAAGGTAGCACTTTATATGCTTGCACAAATGTGCCTCGTCAACCAATGATTTTTTATAGAAATCCGCTTTCAGCATGTTTGCGACATAAGCAACGTCATAACCCTTGTCGTGCTCGATGGTAATTCCGTTCGCTTTCAGCATATCGTCCACTTCATCTTTGCTCCACGGCTCCAACTTTTTTTCTTTACCCGTGGTTTCGTCTTTCACTTTCATTTTTGAGACGGCCCATTCATAAAGTTTCTTGCTGAAATGAAAGCCGTATGCTTCCAGATATTCCCTCATGCCAGATGGGAATCTGCTGTATGTATCCAATCTCTGTTCCATAACCTTTGTTTAAAAAGAGGGGCATTCCACCCCTCCACCATTAATAAAACTCACCGTTGGCGCGTCTGCGTCTGCGTTCTCCCATGTCATCCATGCGGGGATATTCAGGGAAATAGCCGGGATATCTGCGTTCTCCCATACCTGATCCTGAATAATTTCTTCCGCCATCACGGAAGCCCATGTCTCCATGAATCTCTCTCATGGCCTTTTCGTAACCGTGGCGGCAGCCTTCCTTGTAGGCTTCTTCCACCTCGTCACCTCTCATACCGAAGCCGCGTCCGTAATCGTCACGCCCTTCTTCTAATATTTCCCACATTCCCATAATCATTTCTTTGTTTTGGATGTTTCAACCACTCCGAGCTGTTCCATAAGCCGTTTGTTCAATTCCATAAGGTCAGACATGTTCTTGCTCATTTCCGACATTTGCCCTTTCAGAGAGGATATTTCCTGCTCCTGACGTTGTTTCTCGGCAAATTCAGGGTTCAAGAGCGTAAGCATCTTGTCACACCCTGCAATGACGGAATTGTGAAAATCCATGCTGTTGATGATGTCTATGCTTTTCTGTTTCATAGAAGCGACCTCGTTATTCATCGCATCACGTGAGCATGACACTACGATATTGCCGTTCTGTCCGAAGTCGGCTATATCCATGCCGGCAGGAAGATTTTGGAAAGTCGTGTTCTGCCCGTTGATACAGACAACAACATCCACAACCATTTCCATTTGGGGCAACTGTCCCATAGGGGATGCCATAGGATATTTCGGCTTGGGAGCGGAAACGCTGACTACCGGGCCGTATTCGATAAACGGGTTAGCATCCTTATGAAGTATATATAACTGGTTATTGGTACGAAGTGATTGAAACATATTGGTTTGATTTTAAAGGAGTGTGGCTATTTCCATTTGGGAAACCACCACAAAACTCCATGTTAATTATTACTTGCTCCGTAAAGAAGCGGTCTCTGCTGTAGAAGCCGGCGCCGTTGTCGGTCTGTATCCTCCATTAACAAGATACAATTCATTGGTATACTTGTTGTAGTGAATCTCATAGATACCGGTTCCAGCCAAGTTTGCAACAGTCACAGGCTCATTGTTATAAGCCATTAACGGTCTTGTGTCCCCGTTAGTCCCTATCAGTATCGGAAGGGTTGCAGTCGTACCGGCAGGGATCGCCTGACGAAGATTGACATAGAACCCTCCGACATAATCCCTGTTGCGGAACGCATGGTTAGGAAGCTCCAAAGTCACATTCTCAGTACCGACTGTTACAGCCACCGTAGGAAGAGTGTTGTAATTCACTCTGCCAAGGGAGGGAAACGGGAACGGAAATCCTGTAAAAAAGTTAGGCCACATATCTACCTCCTTTCTCACCGGATTAACCCCAGTAGTTATTGCAACCGCATCCGTAACCACCACGGCCATATACAGCATCACCTGCATAAGCACCGTATGCTGCGGCACGATATGTATCCACGTTCACACCTACAATATTAGGGTATTGTACCGGGACAGTGTTAGGTAATTTACATTTTATACCATCAACATCGCTCTGCAATGCCTGCAATCCGGCTGCTAAAGGAGCGATCTGTTGTCCTACCGCACTCAGGATAGTGGCGTTCTGGTTACGCTGAGAGATTTCGGCTGTCAAAGTAGCCTTTTCCGCAGTAAGAGATGCGATCTTGTCCTGCAATGCCTGATTCTGAATAGCGTCAAGTTTGGCAAGGATGGCATTCGTGTTGGCTGTCGCACCATCACGCAATGACAATGTGTTCTGGTTAGCAGTGTTGACTAATGTGTTAGTCTGGTTGCACATCGCAAGCTGGTTCTCGTATCCCTGTGTGGTTACAAGCTGTTTCATGTCGCAGCAACAGCTACAGATCTGAGATGTCAGAGCGTTGTTACCTTGCATGATCGCAGTTAGGATACTGTTGGTGTTCTGGCCCATTTGGTTGCCGAGACCGCAGATAGCCTGTGATACAGAGTTAATACCGGCAAGGATTTGGTCTGATGATGTGTTCACAGCTTGTGCTAATGCTGCAATGTCGACACCGTTTCGGTTAAGTGTCTGCATGATCATTTCTCTTCCTTCGTTCGCTCCTTGGTTGTTGTTGCCACCAAATCCGAAGTTCCCGTTACCGAAGATGGCTGCAATCACAATCAATGCGATGATGTCCTGAAAGCCACCATTGTTACCGAAGAAACCACCGTTGCCGTTGCCTCCCATGAGTCCCATCAGATAACCGGTGTCAATTCCTCTGTTCTGCAGGGAGGGGAGAATGGATGCAAGCAGCCCGTTGCCTGAACCCGCTCCACCAGAAGGTTCTCCAAAAATATATGTTCGATCCATATTAAAAAAATATTATGTTCCGACCAATATTAGTCGTACTGCAAAAATATAAACATGGAACGTGTAATAGAAAAGTACTTTTCACGAATAAAAGAAGAAATCTTCTTATTATGAAGAAGTTTCACTCTGCGTAGAATAAGCATATTTCCAAATATAATTACCCGCAGTTCTTTGTTTTCCTTTGCAGTTTCGCTGTATAGTAGTTGAAGATATATTAAAAGTTTTTGCAGCTTCTGATATGCTTGAAAATTCTCTTATTAAATTCAAATTCAAATCATACTGCCTAACTGGCTTTGACAGCCTTTCAATATATTTACCTTTAAATCTTTGAATTTTATCTAATGTAGCACGTTTATGATTTATAAGAGTTAATCCATTATTATGATTCTGTTTACTTGTACACCAACGTAAGTTTTCGACTCTATTATCACTTTTTATTGTATTTATATGATCTACTTGTAAATAGCCATTAGGATTTTCAAGAAAAGATAAAGCTACAAGGCGATGAATTTTAAAATTTTTCATTTTTAAGTCTTTATGCAAGCTGACTACTAAATACCCATCACTAAGTGGGCTTGGAGTTAATATACATTCTTTCACTTTGCGATAATATATTTTACCTTTTTTGTTGTTAGCAACTATTCTTTCTAAAGATTTAATTCTACCTTGATTACTAACTTGGTATATTCCTTCATACTCTTTAATATCTTTCCAAATTTCTTTCATACAATATCATTTTGAATATTACAAATATAGTATTTAATCATGACATGTCAAAACAATAATGTAATTTATTATATTATCAATTATGCAAATATTTGGCATTAATTATGAATCTAATATATAACTTTTATGTCAATTTTTTGAGTATGATTTATAATATAAGAAATGCTTCTTGTACTTAATCCAATACGCTTTTGTATTTGAGTATAAAGATATTCTTTTGAAACATAACGTCCAGCTTCTCCAAGTTTATTAAGTTCTTCTTGATAAATATCGTGTACTAAATTATCACGTAATATGGAGGAAGTTCTTCGAGTGTTTCCTACTTTATGCATAAGTATTTGTATTTTGTATCCGGTCAAAATCGACCGTGCACAAAAGTATATAGATCATAACTCATGGAAAATCAGTTGTTTCCCAACAAATTCTTTATATCGTCCCAATATATTCTCATCATTTTCCCACTCTCCATCCTCTCATGGAAATTGGATATCATGTAGTTGACAGCACGTTTGGTCTTATGGATATGAGCGGCTATTTGTGAAGGGTACATACCGCTTTCGAAAAGAAAAAATACAAGAAGATACCGGGCATCCACTGTTTCCATATTCTTATCAGATGATAATATTTGGTCTACAGACACTTCTGTTTCTTTTGAAACAATATTAATTATTTTGGCAAAGATTTCTGACTTGCACATGTTTTTTCTAATTTTTTATTCTTATCTTTGCCATGCCACATAAAACAAGATATATCGATGAACAAAGCATAAGACATTTTGTTGAAGATATTTAGCCTCCAACGTGCAGTGTCTTATGCTTTTATCATGTTTTTATGTGGCAATATTAATATGAGCGTTGGGGGCTTTTTTTTGATTCTAAGCCCCTGAAAGAATTACTTTTGTTATGAGTTTTTCTATTATGTGCCACGCTTCTACCTGTGGCATTTTGGTTACTATTTCATCTTGCACCTCCCTTCTTCTTTATCAGCCAAATGACTACGATTAGTAATATTAATATAATACCTATTGAAAACTCTCCTAGTTCTAATTTCGTCTTCTGCCACCATGTTAATTCCTTCTCCACAGGGTAGGGGACTTCTAACTCTTTCTCCTTCTCTATATAGGCTGTATCGCGAATCATCCTGTCACGGTAGACTATATGCCACTTGTCAACAAACACTGAATCGCCTTTCTCTTTTATATGGACAGAATCCTTAATGTAGATGGAATCACGCTCATGCATGGTAAGATAAAGACTGTCAGTCCTTATAGTTTCTACCGGGACATACCTTATGCTCCGGCATGATCCAAACAGCAATAGCAATGCTATCCCTACCGCAATCCATATATAGACTCTCTGTTTCATCCCTCAAATTTTATATCATTTATACGGTTCATCCAGCCCCGTTTGAACTTGTTGTTTGCTGGGCGTTTCCGGCATATATCCTCGATGAAATCAAACCGTGCAATCTTGATCTGGTCAAACAATTCACGGGGATTACGGGAATTTACTGCGGCGAGTGTCTTAGGCCCGACAATGCCATCAGGAATCACACCAACCAAATCCTGCGGTACTTTAATACCATGTACCCCAGAAGCCCATACAAAATCGCATACTATCTCTGCTATACTTTGGCTTCTTATTTCATCCGCATTCCATCTATCCCAATACAACATCTTCAAGATACTTTTCCAATCGTTATATGACAAATCCATCAACCTTCCGGTCGTAGGTTTTGGATAACCTTTTCTACGACAATATTCCTCATAGGTAGCCATTGTCACACCTACCATAGTTTGTCCTCCTAAATCATCGGGATCATCAGCCCATCCTGTTTTTCTTGCTCTTTGAAAAAGAGACTCATTGGTTTCATTGCTTTTCTTACTTATACCAGCTTCCCATTTTATAAGAAATGGTATGAAATGTTCAATATTAGCCATTTTTCTTTTCCTCCTTATCTTTAAATTATAAAATTACTATTATTTTTGTCGCAAAAAATATGGACTTATCAGAACTTATTAGAAGCTATACTCCTGAACAGAAAAATGTGTTCAGTGCTTTTCTCATCCAACTACCATTAATATTTACTATAATGTATTTATACATACCTGCTTTTAAATCCTTAGAGCTTTATTTGCAAGTAATTTTTGCCATATCTGCGTCTACATTATCTATTTATTATTCTTTTTGTTTGTTATGTTTATGCTCCGTTTGTTCCCGATACAGGTTTAATATGGAAATACCTATACTTATTATGCCAACATTGACAGCTGCATTTCTTTTACTGCGTTCGCCAGAAAGCTATTTAAACGGGCATGAATATGTATTAAGAATAGCGCTTAAATGCACGTCATATTTCTATGGATTCATCGGAATTACAGGATTCTTTTACCGAAAATGCGTAGATTATGGCATAAAGTGCAAAAGGCGCAATAAAAATAAAATCAATTAAACTCATTTCTTTTCCTCCTTTTTATTTTCTGTTATTATTTCATTTATATCCTCTTTTTCTACATCAAGCACCTTCTTACCAAACAGACCTAACGCCTTAAGCATATTAAAGCTGTATCCTTTGGGCTTCAATATATTTGATATGATAGAGCAAAATTCAATGAAGCAAACTAACAAACAGGAGTATATGTCTATATCCCATTTGCTGCCGGATGCAATGTTTATCATGACAACCATACAAACAAAGGCGAAGTAGGTTACAAGTTTACCCATTGTGCGGCGTATTGCACTAGAGAAACGAACCTTTTCGCCCATTAAAAGGCTTTTCCTTATTCCAAAAGCCAAATCACATATCACTACTGCAAATGATACAATAATCCAAGGTATCATGTGCTCCAATGATTCTGCTATAAAACCGCTTACTATTACGGAGAAGCCACCCGGTATGGCTTGGGTCGTTATACTATCTCTTACCATCAGAATGATTATTTAAATGTATTAAATTAATTAGTCACTTATGAATACTCTTAGTCCTGCTCCCCTTGAATTTGAATTTGGTGCGAATACACGGTCTATTCTATCTGAAATAATCTCCAAATATCCCGTCTGCGCTTTCAATTCAATTAGCATGGGGTTTGTTTCAGCTTGTGATTCTAAACTATATCGAGCTTCTAACAGATTTCTGATAGCTGTTATATCAGTAGTTTGCTGGTTTACAAAGAATCTGATAGAGTTTAGTAATGCCTCAAGTGCCTTGGCAGTAGTCTCTGTTATACCTTGTATGCTTTGGGTGAGAGCGGACAGATTTGCTTTACCTCCGGGTTCCCATCCTATTTGGTTAAAAATTTCTTCTGCCGCCTCGTTATATTCACCAAACACTTCCTTCATCTTGTCAGACCAGTCTTTGATGGCTTCGGTATTAATATCATTCGGCTTTAAAAAATCCGTATATGCCTTTTGAAGTCTTTTATATTCCTCACTATTTTCTATCTCATCAGCAGCGGCATTTGCCTTTTTTGCGACACTTTTCACAACCGAATTATTGGCTGTGTTTCTTAGCTTGGTTATTTGGGCTTGAAGTTCAAAATACCTTTCTTGATCCTCTTGCTCCATATCTGTTCTTGTTGCAATTAGACTGTCAAATTCTTCAAACATAGGTTTTAAGAACTTGTCAGATAATCTTAGAAGTATCTGTTGTTTTACATAGTTTTCCATAAAATCATCAAAACTTTCTTGAAGTCCAGACAAGCCATCCCCTGTTTCTTGAAACGCTTCCAACCATGCCGATGCAAAATTCTCAGCCAATGTTTTGAAATTTTCATCGGAACCTACACCGCCAAGCTCCGCTATCATGTCATTAGCACTGTCAGCCAAAGTATCCCTGAGATCTTCAATCTGTTCCTGCCATTCGTTTATTTTATCCCAGTCAGTATCTTTCTTATCTCTTTCGGCGGCTATCATGGCATTGAGAGATACTATCTGTTTGTTTATGTTCTCATCAAGTTCATTCCCATATTCTTGTAGCTTTGTTATATCCCATACATTGTCTATACTCTCTTTTAGCTTGTCGTATTCACGTTCCAGCTTCTTTATCTTCTTTTCATGTTCTTCTATTTGCCTTTGCAGTCTTGCATCATCCGATCCGAACAAGGCACTTACTGTTTTTGCCAAGCCCATTGCCGCTTGAAGATATCCAACCGGACCTTGTGCTATCCCTGTTGCTATTTGTGCTATGCCTCCTGCCGCTTCTGCCGTGCGGTTAATAGTGTCTTTTGTACCATCAGACATTGTACCGAAAACATTTTCAAGGTCACTGGCAATTTGTGGCAATGCGGATGAAAATTCTGAAAAGATCCTTCCTGATTCTCCGATTTTATTTTTCAAAGTGTCGCCTAGATTTTGCCCATTCCTTATTTGTTCGGCGGTTTCTTTTGATATTTTCTTTTCAGCGGTAAGTTGCTTTAGTATTATATCAAGTTTGGATTTTTCTGTTTCGAGCTGGACTGACAATTGTCTGGTTTCTTTAGAAAGGATGCCAGACGTTGCTACTGCCGCATTATATTCTTGCCGTTTCTGTTCGACAATTTTCGATTGTTCGTTGCTTTGGCTTGTATAATAGTCAACCGCATTGTTGGCTCTTATGTTTTCCTCTTCAAGTTCCTTTCTCTCTTTTAGGAACTGAATATACTCTTTCACTCCCGAAGTAAGACCGATGAAGGGATTTTTTTTAGCAATCATTTCATCAATTTTCTCTTGTTGATTGATGATTGCTTTCAGTTGGTCAGCCGGAAGATCCTTCAGATTCTCACGCAAACTCATAAGTTTGTCACGCATTGCTGTGAGCATACGTGTGGATGCACCTTCAATGTTCTCGAACATTGAGATATACATATCCGAATTTTGGAATTGTTTCCATGTATTCTCGTCAGACTTCTTGTTGTACTGACTTGTAAGGTTGGATTCATACAGCGTTTTTTGTTCATCGGTTAGTTTAGCTCTTTGTATTTTAGCTCTTTCCTCATAATACCATCTGTCAAGTTGCAACCGATCCGTGAGTTGTGATTTGTAATTCTTAGTCAGTTCGATAACAAGGTCTTGACTGTCCTTTATACGCTGCTGGTTCAGCTTGTTTAAGTCTGCTAAATATTGCTTGTTGGCATCGGTATCAGCAATAAGGTATTCGCCTTTCGGAAATTTCTTCTGATATTCTGCTTCAATTCCTTTCTGCACATCGTCCAAGGTCTTGGCAAGTCCGGGGAACAAAGCCTGCACTTCGGCTTCGGACAGTCCTGCATCTTTCAGCTTCTGGTGTAAGTCTAAGCTGTTGAACATGGATTCAATGTTATCTTTAGTTTTGTCTAGCTGCTTTTTAAAATCATCTGCATCCTTTTCGTCAAACAAGACATTAGCATCTTTTTGTGCTCCTATCTTCTTCCTAAAGTCAGTAATAATCTTTGCAAGTTCCTGCAAAGCCTTTGCCGTATTTTCCTTATTAGGCAAGAATGCTTCCCCTATGATATTTTTAGGCATCTGAACATCTTTCAATTGGGATGCGTAGCGTTCCATGACTGTCTTAGCTGCCTTATCGCTGCCCATTACCTTATTCAGCTTCTCGTATTCCTTGTTAAGTTCTTTGATAAGAGAAATGCGTTCTGCTAATATGTCACGTTCATGTTTGGGGTTTGATTGAGGATCTTCTTGATTTATTCCTGGTCTAAGAGGAACTTTTATATCTCCCAAGTTATATATATCGTATGCAAGTTGCTTCTTTATATCAGACCATTGTTTGGAAAAATCTCCTTTATCTATTAAAATCTTAAATTGTTCTCTTGTTTTATTACCTTTTATTACCTCATCATTTACGGAATCAAAGATTTCACGTATTTCTTTAGTTGCTTCTTCTTTATCTTTCTCCAAATCTTTCTTTGTTCCAAGAAATGAGCTGGCGATAGAACTTTTCTTACCTGCAAAAAGAACACCATTCTGTAACTTCTCCAAGTAGTCTGCAAGTCTTTTGTAGTAGTCAATTAAATTCTCTCCTTCTTTCTTTCCTTTTACTAGTTCTTGTATGTATTCTTTTGCTCCTTTGCCTAAGGAGGTTGATTCTTCTGAAATCCTTAATAATTCAGCTTGTATTTTGTTACCCTTCGCTATAAAGTCATAGAAAGCGTTTTCGTATTCGTCTAAATCTGTTTCAATATCATCATTACCTATCAGCCATCCTTTCTTTCTGTTTTCTGCATAGTTGGCTTCAATCTTCCTAATATCTTCCAAGAATCCTGTATATTGTTTTTTATACTCTTCAAACTGTTCTTTTGCTTCTTTTTCTGATATATTAGGCTTTATCTCTATTTCAAATCCTTCATTATTCATCTCTTTTACAAGGGATGATAACGCTTTTCTTGTATCATTTTTAGCTATTTCGTCTATTTCTCCTATTCTTAACTGAGCTGTATAATATTTATTGCTACTTTCTCGTAACATTTTGTTGTATTGAGAATGCACATTCCACAACTCATTAACAAGTTGTAAAGCCGCTCCAAGTGCTATTAATGGAAATGATGTTTTGAACGCTAATCCCAAAGAACGTAATGCGGTTTCTGCTTTTGTAAAAGCAAAGGAAAGCAAGCTAACTCCATTTGCAGCGGCTTTTATCTTAGGGAGTAAAACCATTGAACCAACTACAATGCCAAACGCTTTTGCCACTTCGACAACTGTTTCCCAATTATCAATCAATACCTTAATAGAATCAATAGAACCTTTCAGTGTATCTTCGTTAGCCTTACCGATAGAGTTAAGCATCACATCAATACTGTCTTTCAAGTTGGAAATTTTACCCTGCAAAGTTTCGGCTTGAATTTCCTGCATATTGTAGAACAATCCTCCGCTGTCAGTTAACCGTTTGAAGATGTTCTCAATATCTTCAAAGGTTACTTTTCGTTTTGAAATCATATCCACAATTTGGGCAGTGGTATATGCTTCGCCTTTAACTTCTTCAAAGTAGCGTTGCAATTCTCCATACAAATTGATACCTGCTTCCGTAAACTGACGAACTTCCGTACCACGCAAATACGCTGCCGCTTTGACCTGCCCATAAGCAAGAATAAGTCTGCCCATATCAACACCTAAACCAGCGGATACATCGGCAAGTCGTTTTGTCGTGTCATATAACTTATCCGATTCAATACGGTATGCTGCAAGCTGTTTTGTGAATGTAACCAGTTCCTTAATTTGGAATGGCGATTTTACAGCAAGTTGGACGGTCTTGTTGAATATCTGGTCTGCTTGCGCTTTATTCTGTAAAATGGCTTCCAAGGAACGCTGCTGTAATTCAAATTCTCCACGTACATTTGCCAACTTACTGATATACCCTTCAATCTGTGATACGGAGAACACCAAGGCAAGCTGACGGCTTAATTGCCCAGCCGTATCCATTAGGTTCCGGTGGCGTGTGGCCAGTTGCTGCGATTGTACTCCTGCTTGCTGCAAGGCTTGGTTGTGCTTGGCGATGGCTTGGTTTATCTGTTCAAGTGTCTGCCTGTAGTTGGCATCTGTAGTGTTTAAAGACAAACGAGCCTGCTTCAAGTAGTTTATGGCTGTTACTTGGTCACGCAAATATTTGGCGTTTCTTGAATAGTCCAATGCACCTTGCGGCGTAGTACGTTGAGCTATTTCTTGCTGTCTCGCTAATTGTTCTGCTGCTTTTGCCGCACGCCTATCGGCTGCTTCTTTTCGTTGTGCGGTTTTCTCTGCCGATTGTACTCTCTGTTCGTCAGTTTGGCGTTGGTAGTCAAGCTCCATTTTCATGTAACGCATGGCATTAACGGCCGTCTGTTGCTGTTGTTTTGAAATAGTCTGTGTATTCTCAACAAACTTTTTCAAGTCAGAAATACTTTCTTTCAGTCCGGCTATATTCCATCCGCTAAACGAACCTTGCCCTATTTTTTTATCACCTATCCGATTCAGTAAATCTGCTGCACGTGAAAGGCTTTCGTTCATGGATGTGGTTTTCTTTTCGGTATCTCCAGCTCCTTTACTTACTCCCTCAAACGGATTCCCTTTAGACCCAATCGAACTTATCTTGCTGGCTAACGAAGCGATTGCGCTCTCCAATTTGGAAGTATCTACTACCACACTGCCAAACCCGTTTTTCAACGCATCCGCAGCCGTATGTGCATGTTTCTCTATCTTCTCCAGCTTCTCATCGAAACTGTCCAACTTCTTTAATACATCGGGTGTTATGTTGAGGAATGCTCCTGCTTCATTATCTGGCATATCGTTATCCTTTTTTATTAATTATGGGCATACCCAAATCATTCAAATTCTTCAAATCGTCAACCGAACTTATCTTGTTGACCTTCTTCTTTTTCTTATCCTTATTTCCGTATTCTACATGGGAAAAATCAAACGAGCTTAACCGGACTTGCCCGACCGTCATTTCCCATAAATATTCTTCACGAGAGCACCAAGTGTTGGAGCGCAGAAAATCAATCATCTGCCCCCATTCGGTACGGGATATTATCAGCTTTGTTCCGTTTTCTTCATCTTCCTTGCCAGTGTCATCTCCCTCACGGTCTGAATCACATTGATACTCTCGAAAAAAAAATCCGTGCTTATGAGGTTAAGGATTTCACCGAGCAATAAAGCCCAATCCTTTATGTCGTATTCCCCCCACATTAGAAGGTCATAGACTTTGTGGTAGTCATCTGAAAGTTCTTTTTTCTCATAATCAGAGAATATCCTGTCCTTGTCATTGAGAAGTGCAAGCGTTATTACATGTGCCACTGCTGGTAGATTTACTGCAAACTCCTTGATAACATCTCCCATGCTCAGTTTCTCTCCTTTGACGATCCGGCACGCTTGTTCGGCTATAAGCCATTGAACACCGGGCTTTAATCCTTTGATACACCACTCCGTACCGTGGAGTTTCATAATACTTGGGCTGTCGTTCATTATCCTTGCCAAACGCTCCATTGATTCATTGGATACAGGAGTATGAGCTGTTACAGCGTCTTTCTTTGGTTGTGTATCTTTTTTCTTTGCTCTATATACTGCCATGATTATAAGCATGAAGGGCGGCGGCATATCCAGCCTACCGCCCTGTAAAACAATCTTCTTATCTATTATGGGTTATCCTGCCGATGGTAGGGTATAAGCGGAATCCACATAAAACGGAGTTCTGATAGTCTTTGCTCCATCGGCGACATTTGCATCATACGCTGTTCCTGCAAGACTGATACGTCCAATATTGGAGTTTAATGATTCAAGCATTAGCTTGGAATTAAGTTGTAATTTTGGAACCACAAATGCTGTCATCGTTTCCCCTTCCTCAAACACTACGTCAATCTTTGCATACAATTTCTTGTATTGAGCAGGAGCAAAGTATTTGGTAGAAACAGTAGTTCCAGCCGTAAATCCCATGAGAGCGATTAGCAGATCTTTTTGTGTATCTGCGACCTCAGCTGTAAATTGGTATTTGCCGAGTTTCACGATGGAAAGAATAGGACTGTCGGAAGTTTCACACTCGATGTCGTTTACATCATTATCGTCTTGAGCGATTGAAGTGGTGTCTTCAACTACATCTTCAAGAATGTAAGAGTCACCCTTTGGCACGTCGTTGTCTTCAGTACCAGTGAACAGAGTTGCCACGATGTAAGAAGGTTTGATAAATTTTTTGGCTGTTGCGCCAGTATTGTTTACTGCCATAATTAAAATGTGTTATCTTGTTAATAATCTGTTTATCTTATTGTTACTTCTATGTTTATCACGTTGTAGTAGTAGTTTCTATTCTGGTCATAATCTGCATCACGGAAGTTTACATCAATCACATAATGGAGGTCTTTGCATGATTCAATAGCCTTGTCAAGAGCAAGTTCCATTTTGTACAGCTCCTTCACGGGTTTCGTACCATGACTGTCAACTGATTTTGCATACAAAAACACATTGGCAGAACCTTTGGCATAAGCTCCGTAATCTTTCATGGAAAGCACGTCAACAAGCACCATTTCTTTCCAATCGCTTTCAACAGTGGCAGGCATATTCCCGATAAATAGGTTATCGGAGATAGCCGCTTTTGTCAGCAGCATGGAAAAAAAGTTTTCTACTTTTGATGTTGTTTTGTATTTGCTATCCATATTCAGTATTTACCGTTCTTTATAATTCCAAAAGTTGAACCTTTAATTCTATTGCTTAATGCTTTGAGTTGGTTTTGAGCAATGGCGATTACCTCATATTTGTACTTTTCCTGTAATATTTGTCCGTATGGCATTGCAGCTACTATCACAAGATCAATTCCATCATGGGGCTTATATTTATGTTCAAGAAATTCCGTTATCGCATCACGTCCGTATAGCGGCTCTCTCTCCCAAATTCTTGGGGCTAGCGCGTATTTCGTTTGATAACCGCTTTTGGATAGTTTGCCATTAACATATATTCCCCATCCGTAGCTATCATGAAGGTTGTCTGTATCATTTTTATAAGTAACCCTATTCAATTCTTCTGCAATTATTTTGTCAGCTTCTTCCGATAAGAACTTTATAAGTTTATTCAATGAATCTGTCTTAACCTTCTTTGCCATAGCTTACACTTCACTCATTTTTATGTCAACCGAACAACCACCAAGTTGACTATATTCAAGCCCTATAACCCTGCCTTGGATTGGTATTGCATAATCCTCGCACTTAAAATTGGTATTGAAACGTATAGGTAGCTTTTCACCAACTTTGCACGGGGAAAATACTTTATAGTCAGCCATGATAGTACCAGAATTAATCAGCTTTGCAGCTTGCTGTATGTCACATTCAGTTTCAAGAAGGATGGTCTCTCCCGTAGTGGGGACTTCGGGAGAACTATCCGTCTTTTCATCCCCAAGCAATCCTCCGTTACCGAGAAGGTTTCCGTCCTCCGGCTTTTTCGTTATCACGGTGTAGAATATGCCATGAAACGGATATTCTGCTATTGCTTTTCTTTTGAGACGCATAAGCTATACATCTAATGAATTTTCATTGACCCAACTCATACTACCCGAATCCATGCTTCCCAACGCTTCTTCTTCACCATACTTTTTGTACAGTGCTTTCAGACGGTCTTTCAAGTTTTGGATTATGGGAGCCGTTACCGTTTCATTGCCTACGTCCTGTCTATAACTGCCATGCTGGAGTGATGATGAAGCCACAGACCACGGACCGTTAATGACAAGCTCATATAGTGCGATAAGGCAATGGTCTTTAGTGCGTTCGTCTATTTCGGAACGGTCTGAAATAAACATCAAACCGTTTTCGTATGCGATATTTTCAAGCGCATCATCTTCAAAGACAAATCTCGTAAGCCCATTGAGGTATGCTATCGGGTCAAATGATTTTTCCATAAATGCTACTGTTGCAATGTGTTGTACATTAATCGTCTGCCTGACTTGTGTCTACAATGACGTGATTGCGGAATGTTTTCAGTGCAGGACAAGCCGACATCATCACATCCGTATGCCATTCCTTATACAGCCCGTTGTTTGTCGTTGTATTCACAATCGTGCAGAGACCATCATTAGCCTGAGCAAAAATTTTAGTTATTACGCTTGAACCATACTTGTCAAACATCTGTTTGTCTAAGTTATTGGTGTATTCAAACTCACAAGCATATCCGGCAGGACGGAGAACTGCAATCTTATCATCCCAACCTTGCACGAATGTGTCTCCAGTATTGGTAAGATTACGCTCACGCTCTTCTACAATTTCAATTGGAGATACACCGGGATAATCACGGAAAGCTGCTAAGAACAACTCACGTGTAGTAGGCGCAGTAGCGGTTGTTGCGATGTAAGCTAAAGGATTTTTCTTGAAACTTTCAATCAATTCCTTAACTTCGGCATTTTGCAACATTACTTCGTAAAACATCTTGCGTGTAACCTGCCATTCCATTGCACCTTCATATCCCCATTTTTCACGATATTTTTTCTCCTTTTCCGCCATTTGGCTCAGAATCTTGCATTCAGCGTCAGTCCACACCTTAGTTCCTGCTTTAGTGAAATTTTCATCCGGAATGTCTGCTTTGTGCAACGGAATTTGAATACCACGTGCGATATTGCGGTAGTCAATATTACCTTTAGACATTAACTGTGCAGTCATGAAGTTCATGGTTGCGTCCGCACTATCAAGCTGGGACTGTAATGTATGTACCCAAGCGGCTACCAAATCGGCATCGTTTCCAAACAACTCAAACTGTTGTTCTTTTGCTTCACGTTCCATAGCTGTTTCAACGAAACCGGGAGCGATAAAATCAGGAATGGATGCGGTGTACCAGTACAGGCCGTCCTTATCCATTTGATTACTGTCACCAAGAGGTGCACGCAAATCCATCAAAGGAGCGGCTTTCAAGTCACGTCCTTTCACAGAAAAAGTAGCGATGCCATTAGGGGCGGTAGGTGTGGGAGCACCAGCTTTTACGCCTTGAGTCTTGTACCAACCATAATTAGTGTATAGCAGACCTTCTGTATTGACAAAGGATTGCAAGAAACGTTGATTGGTCTTGTCAGAAAAAAATCTTGCATATCTGCTGTTATTAAAATCAAATTTAGGCATAGTCTCGTCAATTTTAAATGTTAAACCAACCCTTAACCTTGCTCTTGTTCAAAGCTTTTAATGCAGCCGAAAGAGGTTGCATACGGTCTTCGTAGAGGAATACATCTCCTAATGCCAATGCAGGAGTGATAAGGTATCTTGCACCATCGAAATCATCTTCGGATGTAGCTGGGTCAAAAACAAAATCAAAGTCGCAGGGAAGGTATGAGTTAGGATTAGTAACCATCGCTTCTTTACCAGAGCCTGTTCCTTTCGCTTCAACAAGGACAGATGAAGTTGTTAATGATCCGAGGGTTGCGCTCAATGTAACTTTCCAAACATCGCCAGCCGTTCCGTCAGTCGCTTTTTCAACGGCTGTAATTGTTACCGCTGTGCCTTTTCCTGTCAATGTAGAAGGTGCTACCATGAGGATATCTCCTACGAATGGGATAAGAGAATATCCGTCTCTTTTCAGGTAAATATCTGTGTCTGTAGATTCAGTTGTAGCTTTTGCAACCGCATACGATTTTAGGATACGTATTTCGCTTCCATTAGAACCATTACTGGGAATATATTCAGCGAGCGTTCCGGCAAAAGCTCTTGCATTACCTTTGAATGGGTTTTTAACAATTCCACCACTGGTAGGAAATACAAGTGCGTCCTTTCCGCTCATCTGTAACTTCACGAATACATAGCGGTGTCCACCAATGCTTCCGCGAGCCTGAACCAATGCTCTACCGGGAAGGTAGCCACTGTTCAATAGAATTTGCTGATAAAAATCTGACATTTTCTTTTTGGTTTAAATTATTATTACTTTTCTTCTCTGTGCGATTGCTTCTTTACGACAGCAACCACATCGGCAAAGTCATCGGTCTTTTCCTTACCGCTTCCCGTGCCTCCTGGAGTGATGTCAGGTGGAGTGTTAGCATTAAACTTATTGTAGCTCTTGAGCAGTCTTTCTGTGAGAGCATCAACATCTGTTTCAGAATCAATGTGAATCAATTCGAGTTGGTCGTTAATCCAATCCTCGTTCTTGACTTCTTTCCCTTTTAAGGCTAATTTGAGTTGATTGCGTTTGTCTGAGATAGCTTTTACCTTTTTCTCTTCCTCACGCTCTGATTTCAAATCTTGGAGTTCTTTGAGCAACTTATCCAGTTTGCTTTCGTCTCCTTTGTCATCCTTGTTATCACTTCTATCGTCCTTGTTCGGATGATTCTTTTCCCACTCTTTTATAAATTTTGAGTTGTCATTTCGTATGTTGTTATCGTCCTCTTGTAAGTCATCCAAGTAGTCGGCAACAACATCATCCAGTTCCAACTCGTCCTTATCACTCGCTTTCTCCAACCGCTTGTAGATTCTTTCTACTTTGCCGTTGAAACTTCTCTCACTCATAGCTAAGTTTTTCTTGCCGTTGTTGGTGAGTTTCACTTTCAGTGCTTCTGAAAATTGCTCTTTCGTAAACTTCATACACTATATGTTTTATAATGATTATATGCGAAAGTAATGCTTTAATAAAAAGGTATAACTATAAAAAAATAACTGTATTTATCACTATGATAAATAGACATTAGTTTAAGTATATATTACCTTATTATTAAGAACTATTTTTGCTCTTGATGAAAGAGCAAGAAGTACATAATGCGATAGTGAAGAAGCCTTTCCCAGGTTTCCAAACCTACTTTGCTTCAACGAACGTGGATATATGTTTCGGTGCCGGCGGGGTCGGAAACGGGAAGTCATACTCTCTTGCTCTTGGATTCGCTGAACCGTTAATGCTTGACCCTGATTTTAGATGTTTAATAAGTCGTAGAAGCCTTGGGAACCAAAAAGCAGGAGGAGGATTTGTTGATACATTCAAGGACATATTCGGGGAATATGTAAAAGTTAAAGAGGCAGACACGCCACGTATATCATTCCAAAGTGGAGCGTACTGCGATTTGACTTATATAGATCCAACGAATATAGACAGAATGAGGGAGCGTGCGAAAGGATGGCAGTACGATGCGATTGCCATTGATGAGCTTACCGAAATGCCTTGGGAGGTATTTACGTACATTCAATCCCGTAATCGTGGAAAAAGCAAGACATTCACGGGGAAATTCCGTGCGACATTCAATCCTAAACGCACCCATTGGACGAGAAAATTCATAGGTTGGTATGTTGGAGTTGACGGGAAGGGTATCCCTGATAGAATAGGGAAAGTCAGATTTTTTTTTGTTGCTGGATCTACCGTTGATGATGTGATTTGGGGAGATTCAAAAGAGGAAGTTTACGCCAAGTGCAAGATACAAATAGATAGTTTGATTAAAGACTTGAAAGGTAAAGCGAAATATCAAGACTTTATCAAATCGTTTACCCTATACGAGGGCACAGTTGATGAAAATGAAGCTCTAATGGGAGGCAATGCAGGATACGTTGGTTCAGTTGCCGCTTCTGGTACACGCTCTGCTGCTGGGCTTATCGGTGTAAACTATAATGCAGACCCAGATTCTGACGAAAAGATACCTATTCCATCCACTTCCGCGCAAGGCGTATTCAACAACAACCCAGCCGTGAACGGTGACAAATGGATTACCGTGGATTTGGCGGATTATGGTACAGACAACCTTGTTGCACTTGCATGGGATGGATTTCACGCATACGACATTCTCATTCTTAGCAAGTCCACTCCGAGAGAAAACGCTATGGCAGTGAAGACATTTGCATTTGAGCATGGAACAGCTGAAAGCCATATCATTTTTGACGCGACTGCCGGACGGTATTTTAATGATTACATTCCCGATGCAGTACCTTATATCTCACTAAATAAACCTTTCGGGCTTTACCAACTTACCGCAATGACAGTAAAGGATATGTGCTATATCAGATTATGCAAGATGATCGAGGAAGGTAATCTAACCTTTGACGATAAACTTGCCGTACAGACATACACTCACCAGAACCTGAAATACAAAGTGACGGTTGAGAACGAGTTTATGGAAGAATGCTCTGTTGTACGGTTTGATGATATGCAGAGCGGAAAGAAACGGCTTTGGAACAAGAAGAAAATGAATCAGATGTTGGGGAAAGGCAGATCGATGGACTTGTTAGACCCATGCGCTATGAGAATGCTTCCGTGCGCTAACATTGAATACGGGAATGAGATTCAAGCAGGGTATTACAATCACGAAGAAGAAACCAAACAAGCGTTCCATGCACAGACAGAAGGAAGTATTTACGATGAACATTTATGGTATTAGGACATGATAAGCTATAACGACATAAAGGATATTCTCAATTCCCTTAAAACAGAAGGAATTGAAGCAAGGGTAAGAGATGTTGCCTATTTGGTAATGTGTGATTCTTTCGTAGATAAGGCTCTTGCCGCAAAGGTTGCTTACCAAGAAGATGAAAAGCCTTCAAACAAGGTGTTATCCATGCTTGCCGAGAAACTGAAACCTTTCGGCATCGGTGCTATCACTACCATATCTAAAGATGAGAACCGAGAAGCATTGCTGAAAGAAATATCGGAGATGAAACAGATTGCTGACGATGCGAAAACAAGTGGAGATTCAGACACTTTTATCAAAGCAAGTAAGGTCGTGTTGGATGCACGCGTGAAGCTGAACGATAAATTCAATATTGAAGAGGAAGAGGGGCAGAAGCGAATAATCGTTGTTCCGCAGAAGCACGACATTATCTGCAAATGGACTTCGAGAGAGTGTTCTGCAATGCCGAGCAAGGAAGCCTGTATGAAGTATTACAACCTAATTGATGCGGAAAAATGACACGGGAAGAGAAAAAAACATATCTATTGCGGAACGTAAATGCCTTGTTGCAGAAGAAACCGTTTTTCAGAGGAAGTGACACTTGCTCTACAAACGACTATTCCGACGGTCAGTCCGCAACCATTACCGAAACACGCACGGCAAGGCTTCCGAATGTAAAAAAGAATATCGTTTCGCAGGAAAAGTTTCTGAAAGAGCTTGACCCGATGAGCCATGAGGTATTATTTGATCAAAACTTGCCGAGCATTTGCGTCAAGTTAGAAGATGGGGGATATCAGGAAATCAAGTTCCAGCGCACGGCATTAGCTTTCCAAGAACAGATACTGGCGAGCCACGTAATCTACCTTTGCGGAAATCCCTGTACATTGTCTTTGAGAGGTGGCACTCCTTCCGAGAAAGATAAAGCCAACTATTCCACAATCAAGGAGTATTGGGTAGACAGGAATATGGATGGATGGCGTACAAAGGCAGTCCGTTCGCAGCTTGCCACAGGCGATGCCGGACTTCTGTTCTATTATGACTATAAAGGACGTATCAAGTGTCGCCTGATAAGTTATGAAGATGGTTACGTAATCATATCACACAATGACAACAACGGTGACAGGCTTCTTGAAAGTGTCTATTATGCCGATGCGGACGGTGTGGAATACATTGACAGTTACGATGATACCTACATGTACCGTATGCACACACCGATAGACGGTGAAGAAGCAGGCGATGACGGTTTTGTAAGAGAACGTCCTATATTGCACGGTTTCAGCGAGATACCATTGTGTACCAAACGCGGTAATGTGGCGTGGAACAACGGCCAGAGCCTTATCGAGATTTACGAAATTATCTACAACATCTTCTTTGTCATTCAGAAACGGAACGGTTGGGGCATTCTGTATATCAAAGGCAATTTGTCAGAAACGACAAAGAAACTTGCTGGGAGTATCATTTTGCAGGACAAGTCTATGGACGGGAACGGAAGTGCGGAGTTCAAAGCACCTCCAAGTCCGCAAGGGATGCTTGACAGTCTGCAAGATTTGTTTGAGAAGATACAGATAAATACCTCCTGCACTTTCCTTTTGCCGAAAGATGTCAAGTCAAGTGGCGACATTAGCGGACTGGCTATTACGCTAACCCGTGATTTGGATTTGAAGAACGCTCAGCAAGGTGTGATTGAGTGGCAGAATTTTGCAGACAAGATGATGCGCCTGTTCAAGGAGGGATTGGCCAAAGAATTGGTGAAAAAAGACGAGAACCTAAATGCCGTTACAGAATTTGCCAAGCTTCGTGTTAGCTGTAAGTTCAAAATATGGCAACCGTTCAGCGCAACGGAGTATAATAACATACTTATCTCAATGAAGCAAGCCGGCATTCTTTCCACAAAAACAGCCATTGAGAAAAACACCGAATCCGTTCCCGATGAAGAACAACGTATAGCAAAGGAGAAGGAAGAGGCTCAAAAGCTGTTGGAGAAACAGCAAAAAAAGGACAAAGGAGTTACGGAACAAATTGATGTGGTAAAAGAATAAATGGAAAAGGAAAGTCTGTACATATTAAAACTTGATACGCAAGGAAGTAAAGTAAAATTTCCGAATGCTGATATGCCTGCAAAATTAGGTGAGTACACCTATACGGCACAACGTATGGCAGGAACTCCCACACTGACCGCTACACTGAACTATCCTTCATGCTTAGACGAACTATGGACAGGAGAAGAGTTTGTTGAGTTTAGGGGGGAAAAATATTATATTGACCAAGTGCCTACATCCTCAAAGGACAACAAGAGTATCATGTACAAGCATGAGCTTCAATTCGTTTCAGAACGTATCGTGCTGGAAAACGTATATTTCATGGACGTGGTGACAGCCGGGGAAGACACGTATCACTCCAATTCCACTTCCGTCAAGTTCATGGGGGATATAAACGAGTTTGTTGGTCGCCTTAACGCTTCAATGGCAAAATCGGGTATCGGATATTCGATAGTGATTGATGAAGATATTACTTCTGAAAGCAAACTTGTTTCTCTTGACAGCGTATACCTTGCAGAAGCGTTACAGTCCATATATACCATATACGAACTTCCTTATTACTTTGTAGGTAAGGTTTGTCACATAGGATATACAGAGAATGTAATTTCTACTCCTTTCGAGTACAAGAAAGGGCTTGTATCAATAAAAAAGACAAACGCCAATTATAAGACCGTCAATCGCGTTACTGGTGTTGGTAGCTCTGACAACATACCTTTCTACTATCCGAATGATGATGAAAAAGGTACTATAGAACGCACGCAAAACCTTATGCCTTCCATTTATAGACAAACAAATGGAGCGGAAAGATTCTACAATGCACTTAACGATACGTATAAAATACCCGGTACAAATGATTACTATTTTTTCAAAAATACATATTCTTCTAAGAAAGTAAAAGAGATAAAGGTAGATTTTAGCGATATAAAGCCTACCATAGAAAATGTAACAAACGCTTCGGGACAGTTATTTGGTGAGATTGCGGATATTGCTTTTGATGATAACGATAGTGACGAACTCGGAACAGGAGAAGGGAATAATATATTCAATGGCACGGATGAGTATGTACATTCTTATTTCTACATAAAATTACATATATATAATGGGGATTACGGTTTTAACCTGTTCGAACAAGGTTTGGAAGGTGGTACGGCTGTAATCAATATGACTACGGGTAATTGTGCTGCTTGCGAGTTTGAAATAGGAGTTACCTATAAGGACAATGAGCCGGGAAGGGCATTCAATCCTGTATTGGTGGATTCTTCCGGGAACTTACCAGCAGGAGATTTTGAACAGAAGGTTACTTCACAAACATCCCAATATATAGAAAGCCAACAAAACACTTCTACAAATGAGGTTTGGATTGCGGTAAAAAAGGACAATACTACTTTCGGGGTTGTTATGCCTAATGCCACAAATAACTATAAACCTTCTGTTGGGGATAAGTTTGTGATTACAGGTATTAAAATGCCGAAATCTCTTGTGCTTGCCGCCGAGAAGAGATTAGATGAGGCGTTGATAAAGTATATGTCTGAAAACAACGATGAAAAGTTCTCTTTTTCCGTAAGTTTCTCACGTGTCTTCCTTGCAGAAAACAGTATGTTAGCTGGTCTGTTGAATGAGAACTCGCGTATATACATAAAGTATAATGATAAGGAATACTTCATGTATGTGAACTCATTTACTTGTAAGGCGGATAAAAATTGCCTGTATGATATATCCGTGGAGCTAACAGATAAGTTGTCCGCCAATGTTTCCGCTTTGAGAAGTACGATTACAGAGATAGCCGGGGATATCATAGGTGAGAGGATGGGTGTCTCTCTCAACGTGTCAGATATTCTTGGCAGAATATCCCGTTATTTTATCTCAAAGATAAATAACGACACGGCCAACGGTCTGATCAATTTTTTAAAAGGTCTTTTGATTGGTAAGAACGGTAGTGGAATTACTGTACTTGAGAACGGTATGTCACAGGCTGTTGTTGATTATCTGTATGTCAAGGTCAAAGCCGTTTTTGACGAGCTTGAAGTAAAGAAGAAGACGTATGTAGGTGGTGAGCAGGTGATTTCCCATGCAGGCATGAAATGCAACCGTGTGGATGAGTTGGATGATGTCTACCGTTGTTATTTCAAGGAAGAGGAAGACGGAATTGAGATAGAGAACCAGTTTACTCCGGGATCTCTCGCCATCGCACAGGAGTGCAATATCAAGACAGGCATTTCGCATCATGTCGGCAACCGCTATTACTGGCGGTTGGTCACAGCAGTAGGTGAGAATTATATAGACCTGTCCAAGACCGTGTGTGATCCTAATGTCGAGAATGATGTTCCGGTGGCAGGTGATGATATCGTGGGATTAGGCCATAAGACCGATATCACCAGACAGGCGGCGATAATTCTCTCTTCGGTGAACGAAGTTTCTCCGTCCATCATCATGTATCAGGGTATTAATGATTTTACCTTGACCGGGAAAGACGTTATTTCTTTTGATTTTGACAAATCTACCGGCAAGGCCCGGATGAAGGTGTACGGAGATACGTACATTGGTGACAAGGACCGGACCACTTACATGGAATACACTCAGGATAAAGGTGTTGATATCAAGGGTATGTTCCACATCGAAAAAGGCTCCACCGGATGGAAGAATATGGAAGGTCTGCCGGATGAGATACAGGCGGCCGCAGATCTTGCCCAAGAGGCCAAGGATGCGATAGACAATGCGGCTGTCGGCTCGGTCAATCTGTTGCGCAATTCCGGGTTTACCGGAGATTATGAAACAGAGGATCTGTCTGCCGCTACCGAGCTATCGGCGGATACCGAACTTTTTAGCAAGCAACTGGAATATTGGACGGGTGTGGCTACCGTATCTGCGGACAGTGATGCCGGCTCCGGGTACTCTGCCGCAATCGGTAGTTTGTCCCAGTCCGTATCATTGATTAAAGGAGAAAGTTATGTTATCAGTTACAAAGCAAAGGGTACGTCTGTGTCTGTTTCGTGCGGTTCTTTCAGTGTTTCTCAACCTCTCACATCCTCTTATCAGAGATATACCCATAAGATCACCTTCAATGGCAGTGGTATATTTCTTATCAGTGGTACCGCAACCGTTTGTGACCTTCAGTTAGAGCGTGGGACCATCGCTACCGACTGGAAACCTTCAATTCTTGACAACGACAAGGCAACAGCCGGTTTCCAGTCAATCAATTATATCGCCAGTGCGATCAAGGATGGATCTGTGGATATTCTTG